GAGCTCAACATCGCGCGACAACCTGTCGAGCTTCGCCACAACCAGCGTGGCCTTGGTCCGCTTGCACGCCTCCAACGCCGCGACCAGCTCGGGCCGCTCGTTGTCGCCGCCGCTGGCAACCTCGAGGAACTCACGCACCAGCACGCCGCCCTTGGCCGCGACCGCGACCCGCACCGCTTCCCGCTGGGCCTCGATGCCCAGACCGCTGTCGCCCTGGCCCGTGGTGGACACTCGCAGGTAGCTGACGAACTTGGCTGGCGTGGTGGTGTTCATGCCCAGAGTGTATCACACCCTAGACGGACGTCAATGGATTGTGACAGATTATCCATCGGGTGCCGACGAACGCCCTACCCACGCACATTTTGCTCGGGTTCGCCGTTGGCCCGTAGATGGCTCCAGACGAACGGTACGGGCCGGGCCGGTCGATCATGCCCTCGATGCCGCCGCCGCGTCCTGATCAATCGTCGGCGGGTCTTTCGGGCCTCCATAGGTCCGCACCTCGATGCCGGTCGATCCCGCCACCAACGCCGCCGTAGCGTCCAGAACAATCGTCGGCGGCCTCATGCGCCAATGTCGCCCCGCCTGGTCCGTTGCCACCGCGAGCCAGCCGTGGTCGGTCGTTGAACGCTGCCACAGTCCAGCCTGGTCGATCAGCTGCACCAACATGGCGAACAGATCAGCCTGGGCCGGGCCGGTGACGGTGAACGTCTGGCCCGTCAACCTGCACGCCGCCACGATCGACGGTGCCGACGTACTGACCCCCAGCCGGATCACGTTGAATCCGCGCCAGCACACCTCGATGGGCATGATCGTGCGATGCTTCATGTTGTGACCCTTCACCCGTGCAGCTGGCATGGCCTGGATCGATAGCGTCCAAGCTATCGACACCTGAGGGTATCGGATCGGCTCAACCGTTGCCGGAGCTGTTGGAAGTGTCCAGACCCATCCACGGCACCCGGTACTCGGATGCCATGCCCTTGGCCTTGGCGTTGGGTCGATAGCCCTGCCTGACACGCTCGATGAGCTGCAGATCAGCCGCCAGTGTCAGCGATCGACGAACGCCGCCAGGATCAAGATTCAGCACACGGGCCGCGTCAGCTCCGGATAGGAACACGATCGGCTTTCCGTGAACTTCCACCAACGCCGCCACCAAACACACCACCGCACGTACTCGCGACATGCGTTTGCTCTTCAGCAATGCCGACACCTGCGCGGGAAGTCGCACGCTCTTCATCCGCGACACGGCCGAGTCCAGAATGCTTTCACCCGCCAGCTGCTTCATCTCCGTGCACGCAAGGCTCACGTCATCTACCTCGCAGCCCAGCCGGTCGCAGATCGTTTCCAGCCAGACGGTGTTGTTGCCGGTCGCGAGAGCACGTACCAGCCTGGGACCGTCACCCCGGAACTTCGCCATCTCCGGATTGTGCATGACGAACCGAATGAACGCGAGGCACCGCTGGTTGCCCTTGCCTGGCTCGTATCCGTCTGGACCCCACCCGCCCTCTTCGTGCTCGGCTTTCGCGCCTTGGAGCTTGGCCTGGGCGATGGCGATGGCGATGGCCTCATTGGGCCTGGCCCGCTTGATGCGAGCGATGGCCTCTTCCGCTTCGCTTCTTACCGAAAGCGGTTTTTGGTTTTCGACATCGTGCGAGATCCTGGGAGATCCTGATAGCTCTGCAGTGTCTGGGGGGCGCGTAGTTTGTGTGTTTGGTAGGGTGCCCGTCTGGTCCGGGCCGGGTTCCTGCACCTCGATGCCGTGCTTTGCCCTGGCCTGTCGGATGCGATTGAACGGGTCCGCGTGGGTGTTCGTTGGCGCATCGACGACGATTGGAGTACTGTGCATCCTGCAGCTCCTCGGCGGTGTGGACGCCGTGGGGTTGAACGTCCTCGCTCCAGCGGGGACGGGTCGGGGGCACCCTGCAAGGTGCCCACCTGCCTTCGCCAGCGTACCCGCCCCGCCCCAGCTCGGCGTGCGTTCCGACACGAACCGTCGTTTGATATGTCGATTGAAATAATCTACGCCGCCGCCGCTTCCAACATCCTCGCGACCGTTGCGGCCTGCCAAGTCGATCCGCCTGGCGTGACGATGCCTGCCTCGTTGATGGCCTTGGCGATGGCCCGCAGCGATGCGTTGGGCATCGTCGATGCAACACGACGGGCCTCGCGGTAGACGTCCGCCGATGCAGCACGACGCGACGCCGCCGCTGCCTTTGTTGCCGACACCTGCGCAGCCTGGCGAACATGCTCGCGACCCTTCCAGTGTCCGGGCCTGGACGAACCGAGCTTCACGCCTCGAGCCTTGAGAGCTGCGAGAGCTTCCGTGGTTCGCGTGCGAATCTTGGCCCGCTCCTCCGCTGCGAACGCCGCACGTAGATGCAACTCGAGCGATCCAGCTCCAGCACATTCAGCGACCACCAACGGAGTCCGCTTCATCGTGCGTGCGATGAGCTCAACATCGCGCGACAACCTGTCGAGCTTCGCCACAACCAGCGTGGCCTTGGTCCGCTTGCACGCCTCCAACGCCGCGACCAGCTCGGGCCGCTCGTTGTCGCCGCCGCTGGCAACCTCGAGGAACTCACGCACCAGCACGCCGCCCTTGGCCGCGACCGCGACCCGCACCGCTTCCCGCTGGGCCTCGATGCCCAGACCGCTGTCGCCCTGGCCCGTGGTGGACACTCGCAGGTAGCTGACGAACTTGGCTGGCGTGGTGGTGTTCATGCCCAGAGTGTATCACACCCTAGACGGACGTCAATGGATTGTGACAGATTATCCATCGGGTGCCGACGAACGCCCTACCCACGCACATTTTGCTCGGGTTCGCCGTTGGCCCGTAGATGGCTCCAGACGAACGGTACGGGCCGGGCCGGTCGATCATGCCCTCGATGCCGCCGCCGCGTCCTGATCAATCGTCGGCGGGTCTTTCGGGCCTCCATAGGTCCGC